TCCGTGACCGCCTGATCTTCGAAGAGGTGTTGGAATTGGTTGTGGCACTGGGCGGTACCATCCACACAAAAGACACGAGCGCCGGCATTGTTAAGGGAAATGTGGAATTTGTGGACCACGGCAACCCAAACCTCGACGCGGCCATTGACGCCTGCTGCGACATCATTTATGTTGCCGTAGGCACGCTCCTTGCAATGGGGGTGCCGGACATTCCGCACATAAACCTCGTAAACCTCCGCAACAACCAAAAATTCCCCGATATGATGGCGGTGGTTGACGCTAACGGCAAATTCCAGAAGCCGGAGGGGTGGGTGGCACCAAACCACGAGGAATTAATCGCCGAAATGCAACAACAATGCCCACTCGACATAGCCCGGTTTCAGGCCGGGCTATTGGAACGGCACCGCAACCGGCGAGAGGCCCTAAAGCGGACCGAAACCGCCACAACCAACACACCACAAAACCCCGTAGGCTAGGCGGCACCGGCTATGGTACGTGCTGCAACACCCGAGGCTTATGCACTGATGCACAATGGGGCCCTTGCCCTATCGCGCATGGAGGCCAATGGTGTGAAGATTGATCTAGACTATCTTCACAGGACCATGTCCGAGATCCAGGACCGCATACGCAGTATGGAGGGGCGTTTGTGGGAGTCGGAGGTGGGTGGACGGTGGCGTAGGCGGTTTGGTGACCGCGCGGCCGTGGATAGCCGAGAACAACTCGCCACCATCCTATTCTCAGATATGGGAGTAGGCGGTGGCAAAATAACGGCCGGCGGTAAACTATCGGCCGATGTGGAGGTGTTGGAGCGGCTGGATACGCCGTTTACCCGCAACTACACCAAACTCCAGAAACTAAAAAAGGTTTACGGAACCTACCTAACCGGGTTGTTGCGAGAGACAGAGAATGGCATCCTGCACCCATTTTTCTCACTCCACACTGTTCGCACATACCGCTCTTCCAGCAGTAACCCCAACCTGCAAAACATACCCATCCGCGACCCGGACATTGCGGCAATTATTCGCCCCAGTTTCCTACCACACCACCCCGACCACCATATCCTAGAAATAGATATCAAGGCAGCGGAGGTGCGGGTAGCCGCGTGCTACCACCAGGACCCGACGATGTTGAAGTACATCCGGGAAAATTACGATATGCACAGGGACATGGCCCTGGAATGCTTTAAGTTAGATGCAGATGACTTTAAGACATTGGGGCAGAAAAGCTATTTAGATGATATAAGGCAACAGGTCAAGGCCTTGTTTGTATTTGCCGAGTTCTACGGCAGTTACTGGCTCAATGTGGCACCCAGCCTATGGGAGGCGTGCGATAGATACAAACTGAATGGACCGGACGGGAGGCCATTAAAAGATTGGCTACTAACCCACGGTGTGGCAGAGTTGGGTGAAGTGCGTCGCGGCGAGCGGCCTCGCGCCGGCACATTCACCAACCATATTATGCAGGTGGAAGATAATTTTTGGAACCGCAGGTTCCCGGTATACCGAGATTGGAAGAAGCGGTGGTTTGCCGCCTACCAAAAGGAGGGGGGTTTTTCTACCCTCACCGGCTTCCGTATTGACGGTATCCTAGGTCGCAACGACGTGATTAACTACCCGGTACAGGGAAGTGCCTTCCATTGCCTCCTATGGTGCCTAACGGACATCACCAACTGGCTAACCGCCCGTAATATGCGTAGCATGTTGGTCGGCCAAATACATGATAGTTTGTTGGCTAGCGTACATACAAACGAACTAGCCGAATTTGTAGCGTATGTGCGGCATGTGTTTACGGCAAAACTACCGGCAGCGTGGCGTTGGATTATTACACCGATGGATATTGACATTGCCCTAGCACCGTTAGGGCAATCGTGGCACCAAAAACAAAAAATGAAACTAACCGCATAGGAGGTACCCGTGGCGGGACGCATTAAACATCCAATGGTTGCGATCGAATGGGAACGTGAGGGGGCCATCGCCACCACGATGGGCTGGTTTATTGGGGATAAGGACGATCCGGTGCTACAAATCGCCGGAACGCTTGAGGCACGCACAGAAACCGATTATGTTGCGTCCGCCATCACCGAAATACCAAAGGATGCGGTACGCCGCATGATCCAACCTATCGTGGAAATTGAAGGATGGCCGGCATCCGCAAGATAGCCTTTTGCACCGGTTGCCCACACCTGCGGCAGCGGACCCGGCACGACTGCTACCCACCATTCCAAGAATATAAATGCGGGTTGCTGCAAGAATGGCTAGGATTTCTCCCACACGCCCACGATAACTGCCTCACACAGGGACCGCCCAATGCCAGCCAAGAAGACACTTGCGGAGTTGTTAAACACAGCATCGGAGAAGTGCGGGTTTGGGATGGGACTGGCCTACGAAAGAGGTTTCTGGGAGGCGTGGCAATACACACGGGCGGCGGTGTACCGGGGCAAGACGGCGGAGGCCGCATTGGAGAAACTAATCAAGAACATGAAAGAAAAGAAGGGACGATAAACATGCCCCCCGCCCAAAAACCAACGGCAACCGTACCGGCCCAAGAGTTGTACAAAAAACTACGCCCTGCCGATTGGAGCGAGGTGCGTGGCCAGCCGGCGGCGGTGGCCCTATTGGGGGCTATGGTGCGGGACCGCAATGTACCGCACGCCCTATTGTTTTGCGGCCCCAGCGGGTGCGGCAAGACCACCCTGGCCCGCATCCTACGTCGTAAGATTGGCTGCCACGACGCCGGGTTTTACGAGATTAATTCGGCCGACTTTCGTGGCATTGACTCAATCCGTGACATCCGTCAACGCATGTACGTCGCGCCGCTTAGTGGCCGGTGCCATGTGTGGCTCATCGACGAGGCCCACCAACTCACGAAGGATGCACAGAGCAGCTTCCTTAAAATGTTGGAAGATACGCCCAAACATGTCTATTTTATGTTGGCCACTACAGACCCGGCAAAGTTGTTGCCTACCATTCGCAGCCGCTGCACCGAGGTGAAATTGGGTTTGGTGCAGGCCAACGAGATGATGGGTTTGTTGCGGGAAACCTGCACCACCGAGGGGTTGGACGTAGATACCCCGGTATTAGAGAAAATCGTAGAGGTGGCAGAAGGCGGGGCCCGCAAGGCGATGGTCATGCTCGAGCAGGTGGCCATGTTTCCGGAGGCCCAGCGAATGGCCGCCGTGGAGCGGTTCGACCACAAACAGGAGGGCATTGCTATTGCCCGGGCCTTGTTTGATAGCAAAACAAACTGGAAGGCAATTGCGGCACTTCTCAAGACCTGCGAAGAAGAACCGGAGACGGTGCGGTATATCGTACTGGGGTATGCTTCGGCCATCCTACTCAACAGCGGCAACCCTTATGCCGCCACTGTGATTAATGAGTTCGGCACCAACTTCTACGACAGCAAAAAGGCCGGGCTTGTTTCCGCCTGCTACCACGCCATCCAACAAAGGAAATAAGATGTCACTGACCACATCATTTGCCTGCCCCCGCCGCGACACCGACGCTACCGTGTTATGGGAGAGTGAGCAGTATCGCATCGTGCGCAAGGAGCGAGACCACCCATTATCCACTGCCGTATTAGAAATGGAGCGGAGTGATGGCCGCGATGCCCTAGGACGATGGCGGTGGGAACCGGTGTTGCGAAATACACGCATGGACGAAATGGAAGCCCTTCTTTCTTTGCTTGTGCGGGTAGTGGGGCATCAGGCGTATACTATCCAAGAATTACATGAAAAATGTAAACAACTGGCCACTACCACACAATGAGCGAAACCATACGGCACTGCCGGCCGGACATAGACCCGCTGCGGCTGGACGAGGAGTGGATCGTTCAGCCAAAGATGTACCACTATTACGCCACCAAGCAGGCGGACCAAAAGAAACTAGTCAAAGAATTAAAGGCAAAACTGCAAGTAATCAAGGCAAAACTCAGTCGCCACATCCGTAAATACCCCAACAAGTACGGCCTAGCCCGGGCCACGGACCCCTCGGTGGCGGATACTATCTTAGACCAACCACCCTACCTAGCGGCCCAGCAGTCAATTATCGATGCGGAATACGTGGCCGATATACTAACGGCCGCCCTAGACACACTTGACCAAAGGAAAAAGGCCCTAGAGAACTTGGTGGATTTGCATGGTCGCGATTACTTTGCCACGCCACGGGCCGGAACCACGGAGGGGCGGATGGTCCGCCGCCGTGCCGATGCCGCCCGGACAAAATACTCCACGGAATCAGAAGACACCGCTGAATAATTTCATTGCCTGTGTTTGCCTAATGGCGGCCCTTATTATGACATTCACGGATATTGGCCGAGCCATAGCATTAGGCATCGCGGGCACCATGCTACTCATTGGCGGCCTATTTACCACATACTTTTTAGTGAAACTTATCTCCGCCGCGTATTGGCGGGGGAAGCGTAGTTCGGTAGACCATCAACAAAGGAGTTCTCAATGCCCCCGTCGGCAACCCAACAACGACAGCAGGCCGGACGCGTAAGTGCCCGTGGCCGTGCCGAGAACGCACGTGGTGCGTTCGACAGCAATTACCTCAACATCCCACAAAATGTGGGGCTTATCAAAATCGAGAGCGACACGAAGCCGCGCAAATTCGACCTGCTGCCCTATTATGTTGGGCAGCACAACCCGTATGCCCCAGACGCGGGCATGATGCACTACGAACTAACCTACTTTGTTCATAGCAACATCGGCCCGAACGAAGACAAGGTCCTCTGCCCAGCCAAGACCCGCAAACAACGCTGCCCCATCTGCGAAGAGCAACAACGCATGTCGCGGGACCGCAACATCGACAAGGAGTTGGTGAAGGCCCTCAACGTGAAGGAACGGCAGCTCTTCAACGTAATGGACTTGGAAGAGCCGAACGCCGGGGTGCAAATTTGGGACATCTCCTACCACCTCTTCGGGAAGTTGTTGAACAAGTACATCACGGACAGCCTCAACGACCCGGACGATGAGTACAAGCAGTACTTCGCCGACCCGCGCGAAGGCAGCTCGTTAAAGGTCAGCTTCGCAGCGAAGTCCTTTAACGGCGGCAACTTCTACGAGGCCATGACCATCGACTTCCGCAAGCGGCAAACGCCTTACGGAAAATCAATCATGGAAAAGGTCCACAACCTCGAGAACTGTTTGAAGATCCTGAGCTACGACGAGCTCACCCGACTCTTCTTACAACTCGATCCGGACCAGCCACTCCCCAACACCAAGGGCAAGACGCAGGTGCAGGGTGCGGGACCGGTAGGCGGGACCCCGGCGGACGATTGGGACGACAATGCAGCAGCCAACACCCCGGCACCCACCACCGGCAAGCGACCCGCAGCGGCCAAGGCCGGTGGTGCTAAACCGGCAGCAACTCCACCAGCAGAAGAAGAGAGTTGGGACGACGAGCCCGCAGCAGAGGAACCA